TTTCCTCAGCACGATATTTTGTAGGTTTGATACTAGATCTCGCACCAGTAGCTTTAGCATAAACCTCATCTATAGAACCTTTCATAGCATTCAATTGTCTACGTGCTTCTGTTCCTACATTCGCTTGCAGTATGCCTCTAAGTTCTCCAGAAAAAGCTCTATAACCTTCTTTAACATCATTTAACATTCCTTTTTCTATACCTCTTTCAATAGTTTTAACATGCATATTTAACGTATCAAATCTTTCTGCCATGTCAGGGAATTGTCTTTTTACTGTGTTTGCTATTCCTTGTGCTTGTACTAAAGGAGGTCTGTACGCAAAATTCGCCATCGCATCATCTGAGTAAGTTACAGCTTTCAATCTATTTGCTGGGTTACCTCTTAAAAAATTACCAACATCTTGTGCAGATAATTTCAAATTATATTTTTTTGCAGCAGCTAATAAACCCCCTGCTAATTGACCACCTTCATCGAAGATAGCAACATTTGAATCAAACAATTCTTCTTTGTTTATGTTTGCAGTTTTACCTGCGTACTTACCTCTATCATAAGTAAAAGATTTTGGACCTCTCTCAATTTTACTTGAGGGTTGTCCAAATACTTTAAATTTTATTTTTCGTGATGTTGTTAAATGATCTATCCATTCATCGGCAGAATATTTACCGGGTCCTCTTCGCATTACCCAATCATAAGTTGATGATCCAAATAAAGGCTGTACTCTTTCTCCCATTTGTAAATCACCAGTTTGTAATCTAGGATTTACTGGCACCAAATCTTTCTTAACAATTTCAGTTGCAGTAAGTTTTCTTGTTTCTGGTGTGTATGTTATTAGCTTTTGTTGCTGACCGGTGGCCTGTGCAGGCTTAGCCTTTTTTGTGATTAGTTTACCTAAGCCCTGTAAAATTCCTTTGAGGGACATTTACCCTCCTATGTGAACATCTTAGTAGGTCTTTTTCTTCCTAACTTACAACCTTTAGCCATAACGGATTTACCTTTTTTATAACCAGGCATCATACCGCCCATAGACATTTGTGGGCCTGCTAATCTTGGAGATACCTGTCCTATAGGTCTTCTCATTCTTCCTGGTGTAAATCCTACTCCACCTAATCCTTTTGGTTTGTTTTGTAATCTAGGTGTCGGTATTACTGGAGATCTTTTTTTTCTTTTTTTTCGTTCTCTTCCCTCAGCTTCTCTCACAGCTCTTCCCATTTTAGCCATCATAGGTCGTTGCATCATGCCACCGCCCATTTTACCTTGAGCTTTCAATCTTTGTGTAGCTTCTGTTAATCCGCCACCCATTTTTTTCTTAGGTTTCATTTTCATGATTAACATAACAGCTTTGCCTTTTTTAGCCATCATAGGTTTCTTCATCATTCCGCCACCCATTTTTTTATTGGCCTTAGCCTTTTTCTCATTGTCTCTCATTTTTTTCTTTAAATATTCTTTTGCTCCTAATCCTACTGCTGCAACACCTAAAGCGATCTTACCTATTTTAGTAGCTCTAGCTGCCCTCGCTGCTCTTTCAGCTAATCTTTTTTTCATTCCTTTATCCATTGGGTTCACAGCTTTTGTGGGATCACTCTTCATCATTTTACCTTTATCGGCTTTCATAATTTTACCACCTTTATTTCTTCCTAAAATTTCTTTCATTTTTTTAGCTTTAATAGCACTCATACCAATACCTAAACCCATAGCTTTTGGTGTTCCTGATTTTTTTGAAACTTTATCAGCTGCTTTTTTAACTGCCATTACACCAAGCATAGCTTTCATAACTTTGCCTGGTTTCATTTTCTCGTCTTGTAAACCTTTGCCTCTGCCTTTAGCTTTTTCAGCTCTTAGAACGGCGAAATCTTTGCCATCAATTTTATTTCTTGGTGGGGCTTTAGATGCAATCTTTTTTTGTTTTGGTGTCATTGTCTCAATCCTTTAACCGTAATATTTATGTTCCTTTTCTATCTTAAAATTTGGTGCATCTAATTCGTCCGTATAGGTACTAATAAATCCACCTTGCCTGAATCTTATCACAGCTTGGGTCATAGAATCAACATAGTCATCGTATTGTCCGTTAGGAAAAGCTGCACATTCTTCAATTACTTCTTGAGCAAATTTTTCGTGTAAAGGGGCATAAACCATGGCTGATTCAAACACTGGAGCCACGGAGTTTATTCTAGTATGTTTATCTCTACCTTTAGCAGGAACATAATCTACTACAGGAATACCAGCTCTTCTTAACTCATGTATTAAAGGTTGACCAGATGCTTTAGCTTCAATAATAACGGTTTCAGGTTGCCAGTATTGATATTGTTCTAATGCTAAATTTTTCAAATCAGGAAAATCATATCTGCCTTTCATAGCATCTAATAAAATAATACAATCTTCATAACCCTCTGCTGGTTGAAATATTCCCCATGTAGTAATTGCTGAGTAATCAGCAGTTTCTTTTTTAGAGAACGCAGTATCATAACTTTGTATTACATGTTTTAGTGCAGGTATTTTTTCATATTCCCAATCTTGCCACCAATCTCTTTTTATAATTGCACCTTCTTCTGATGTTGGATCTTGCATATATTGTGCATTCCAATTTTTTGTGGAGACAGATGCTTTGACAGATTCTAATTCATCTAATTTCCAATACTCTGGCCAGACAGGATTCCCACTTTCAAGTATGGCGGGGAATGATATTGTTCGCCACTTATCAGACTTAGGCTCAGATTGTGATTTGATGAGCCTCCCTGTTAAATCATCAGTAGCCCATCTTGTCATGACAACAACAATAGAACCACCTGGTTGAAGTCTTTGTCTGGGTCCTGAACTATACCAATCAAATGCACGATCCATTGCTGAATCAGACATAGAATCTTGTTCTGTATGTGGGTCATCGATAATAAGAAGATCCGCCCCTCGTCCTGTAATAGAACCGCCTACCCCCGCTGCAAAATATTCTCCACCATGATTAGTCTCCCAACGTCCTTTA